CGACTCCCGGTAAGTATTCACGGGTATTACCTTTAGCATATCCGCGATCACTGCAAAAGTCACAATTCAGGAAGTGCTCCGTCATGCCCACCCCCCGCGAAACCATCCTCGCCGCGCTGCACGCACGTCTCTCGGCGTTGCCCGCTTCCGCTCTGCGCGGCGACGTGCTGCCCGAGCGCGTGCCTGCGGATGGCCTTCTGATCCTGCGCGACGGCGAGCCGGGGGAGCCCGAGGTCACGCTGTCGCCGCTGCGCTACCACTACCAGCACCGGGCCGAGATCGAGGCCATCGTGCAGGGCGCCGACCGTGATGCGGCGTTCGACGCGCTCTGCGCCAGCATTGGTGCGGCGCTCGCCGCTGACCGCACGCTGGGCGGGCACTGCGACTGGGTCGAGGCAGAAGCGCCGCGTCCGGTCGATCTGCCCGTTGAAGGGGCAGCGACACTGAAAGCGGCGGTGATTACCGTCGTGCTGCATTACACCACACTCGATCCGCTCGCCTGACCCCGGCAGCAATCCCACAGATCACAAAGGAGACACCCATGGCACGTGCGCAAGGCGCGCGGGCGCAGATGGCGCTGGCGTTCGAGACCTCTTACGGCACCCCGCCGGTCGGCGGCTATACACGGATGCCCTTTGCCAGCACCACGCTCGGCGCCGAGCAGCCGCTCCTGGGCAACGAGCTCTTAGGCTTTGGCCGCGATCCGCTTGCACCGATCAAGGACGCGGTGACGGTCGATGGCGATGTGGTGGTGCCGATCGACGCGGAAGGTTTCGGTATCTGGCTGAAGGCCGCGTTTGGAGAGCCGACCACCACCGGCACCGGACCCTATACGCATGAGTTTCGCTCGGGCGGTTGGAGCTTGCCCTCGATGTCAATCGAGACGGCAATGCCCGAGGTGCCGCGCTATGCGATGTATTCGGGCTGCATGCTGGACCAGCTCTCGTGGCAAGTACAACGCTCGGGGCTTTTGACCGCCACCGTAAAGCTGGTGGCGCAGGGCGAAACGGTAGGCACGGCCACGAGCGCGGGCACGCCTGCCGATCTGGCGCTGCAGCGGTTCGGGCATTTCAACGGCGCGATCAGCCGCGATGGCGCGGCGCTGGGCAACCTCGTCTCAGCCGAGATCACCTATGCCAACAATCTCGACCGGATCGAGACCATCCGCGCCGATGGCAAGATCGAGGGCGCCGACCCGTCGATTGCCGCCCTCACCGGTCGCATTGAGGTGCGCTTTGCCGATACCACCCTCGTGAACCAGGCGCTGAATGGCGATCCTTGCGAGATCAGTTTTGCCTACGCGCTGCCTTCGGGCGAAAGCCTGACACTCACCGCGCACGCCGTCTATCTGCCGCGCCCGCGGCTCGAGATTGCCGGGCCGCAGGGTGTGCAGGTGCGGTTCGACTGGCAAGCGGCGCGCGACGCAACGCTCGGGCGCATGTGCACCGTCACCCTTGTCAATTCCACGGGGGCATACTGATGCTACGACTGAACCTTTGCCGCGAACCCGAATGGCTTGAGCTTGCCCCCGGGCTGCGATTGCTGCTGGCGCCAATGAGCACCGCGCTGATGATGGCGGCGCGCGCCGACCCTGCGGTGCAGGACCTGCCCGAGGATGCCAGCAACGACCAACGCGGCATGGTCTTTGCCCGCGCGCTTGCGCGCCGCGCGCTGCTAGACTGGGAGGGGGTGGGCGACGCCAAAGGCAAGCCACTACCCGTCACACCTGAGGGGATCGACGCCCTCTTGGACATCTTCCCGATCTTCGACGCTTTCCAGACCGACTTCGTCGGCAAGGGTCTTATGCTGGACGCTGAGGGAAACGCCTCAGCGCCCTCGCCGACTGGCAGTTCGGCGGGGGCGATCGCTACTGCGCAGCCTGCGGCGGCGTCTGCCCCGACTGCCCGGCACGGCTGAACCGACCGCAGAGTATTGAGGGCGAAGCAGTCTGGAACCTCGTGGGTCGCATCGGTGGCCAGCTGCGTATCGCGGGCGCGGCGGTGATTGGTTGGGACATGGGCGCTGTGCTGGCCGTGGCGCAGGCGCTGGGCGTGAACCCCCGCGCCGTGGCCGAGTTCCTCCCCGGCATCGAGGCTGTGATGGTGCGCAAGCTGAACGAGCAGATGGCCATGGATCGCGAATAGCCGCGTTCGCGGTGGCGCCGCTTTCCGTCAGCCCGCAAGTGTGCGTTGCACGATCCGGGGATCCTTCGCGATCAGCGCAAGCAGCACGCGCGCGGGCCCCTCGGGGATGCGCCGATGCTGCTCCCAGTTCAACAGCGTGCCCTTCCTGACGCCGATGCTGCGCGCGAACTCGGCCTGCGAGAGACCGGTCTGCGCGCGGATCGCCTGCACGTCTGGATCGGCGATCTCGATCTCATGGATCGTCGAGCGGGCATCGCCCCGCGCATGCGCAAGCGCTTCCTTCAGGCCCTGTTCGATACTTTTGAATGCGTCGCTCATGTCTTGCTCCCATAGTTTGCGGCGAGGGCTTCGCCGAGGATCTTCACCGCCGCAGCCTCGGTCGGGGTCAAGTTGGCCTTCTCGTTCTTCGCGAAGACCGTGATCAGAAACACCGGCGTGCCCCCGTCCGGGCTGAAGAAGTGGATCACCCGGTAGCCGCCACTCTTGCCACCACCCGTACGCGCAAAGCGTGCCTTGCGAACCCCGCCACCAATTGCCACGCCCGACATAGGATGGCGCGCAACGAAGTCGATCAACTCCATGCGCTCCGCCTCTGTCAGGATGGCGCGCGCACGGCGCAGGAACTCGGGCGTTTCGACGACGGTGACAATGTCCATACCGCAATATGTGCGCCATTGGCGCACATGTCAATGGCGCAGCGCGGAGCCCCTTGCGAAACCACGACGCCAAACCCGATTTGAGACCCCGCCATGACCGAGAAACGCATATCTGTTCGCCTTTCCGCCGAGGGCGGCAAACAGGTGCGCGCCGAGTTGACCGGTATCGGCACTGCCGGGGCCGAGGGGTTTGGCCGGGTCTCGCGCGAGGCGGAGGCGGCAAATGCGCGGCTGGCGGCCTTCGCGCGCCGCGCCGGGGTGGTCGCGGCGGCGGCGGCAACTGCGGCGGCCGCTGCGGGGGTTGCACTGATCCGCTCTGGCCTGCAGGGCGTCGATGCGCAGGCCAAGCTCGCGCAGTCTATGCAAACCACGGTGGCGAGCATTCAGACGCTGACCTGGGCGGGCGAGCTTGCGGGCGTGTCGCTCGGCGAGATTGAACAGGCGGCGGGGATGCTGACACGGCGGTTGAGCGAAGCCGCGACGGATGCCGGGCCCGCGGTGGCGGCCTTAAGCAAGTTGCACCTTGCGGCGAAGGATCTGCAAGCACTGCCGCTCGATGAACGCATTGCCGCGATCCAGGACGCCCTTGTTGCCTACGTGCCCGAGGCCGAACGCGCCGCGGTCGCCTCCGACCTTTTCGGCGACCGGGCGTCGCTGGTGTTCACCCGCATCGACACCGCCACCCTGCGGCAGGCCAGCGCCGATGTGCGGGCCTTCGGGGTCGTCGTCTCGCAAACCGACGCCGCGCAGATCGAGCGCACCAATGATGCGATCGCCCGGCTGGGGCTGGTCGGGCGCGGCATGGCGAACCAGCTTGCGGTGGCAGCGGCCCCGGCGCTCGAGGCCCTCGCCGATGCGCTGGCGCGGCTCGCGGCAGTGACCGGCCCGGTGGGCGGGGCCATCAACACCCTGCTCGAAAACCTCGACCGCTTTGCCGCCTATGCCGGGGCGGCCTCGGTGGCCCTCACGCTGCGCATGACCCCGGCGGTGATCACGGGCGCGCTTGCGGTGGCGCGGCTGACACAGGCACTGGTGCTCACGCGCGCGGCGCTGATCCGCACCGGCTGGGGGGCTGCCATCGTGCTGGCAGGCGAGCTGGCCTACCGGATCGGCCGGATGGGCGAGGCGGCGGACGCCTCTTCTGCGGCGCAGGCGCGGATGAACGAGGCGCTGGGGATCTATGCGCAGGTCGGTGGCCCCAATGCGCGGGCCGAGGCGATTGCCGCCACGCAAGCCTATGTCAATGAGGCGGCGGCCAAGCTCGAAAGCGCCGAAGCCTCGCTTGCCATCGCGCGGGCCCGGCGCGAGGAACATGCCGCCAATGCCGATCTGCGCGGCACCGATCTGCTTGCTGCCGCGGCTGGGCCCATGGGCGGCATGGATGCGGTGGTCACCGAGGCCGGGCTTGCGGGCGCGATTGCCGCCACCGAGCGGTTGCAGGCCGAATTGGCAGAGGCGCGGGCGCGGCTGAAGGAGCTGGAAACGCCCGATCCCGCCGCGCCACTGGTGGTGGCCGCCAATGCCGCCGCCAGCTTGAGCGGTCAGCTTGCCGGGGCCACCACGCGCGCCACGCGCCTCACGCAAGCGCTGGGCAAGGCCCCCGAGGCGCTCGCCAACCTGCAGGATCAGGCGGCAGTGATCTCGGCCGGGCTCAACGCCGCGGCGATGGGCTATGACCGGCTTGGCGTATCGGCCGCGCAATACCGCGCCGGACTCGAGCGGGAATATGGCCTGGCGCAACTCACGCATTGGGAACAGCGGCAACTGGCGCAAGAACAGATCGATGCGCGCGTAGCACTTTATGAGGCGAACCAGCGCCGCCAGGCCCAGCTCGACGCCTATCTTGCGGGGTTGGAGGTGCTGCCCGAGGCGGAAGCCGCAGCCGGGGGCGCCGCGGTTGCTGCCGCGGAAGAGGCCGCAGCCGGCTGGGCGGCGGTGACGCAGGCACTTGGCGATTACGCAACCACCGCAATGGACTGGGGCAAGGGGCTTGGCGACACGCTGAACCGCGCTTTCCAGAGCGCGGAGTCGGCATTCAGGAGTTTTGCGATGACCGGAAAATTGGACTTCAAGGGTCTGGTGCAATCAATCCTCGCCGATCTTGCCACCCTTGCCTTCAAGAGCGCCGTGCTCGGGCCGATTGCCAAATGGCTAGGTGGTGCGTTCCCTTCGCTCTTTGCCCCGGTGTCGCATGCGGGCGGCATGGTCGGCGCGGCGGGGCCGACGCGCGCGGTCCCCGCCCTCGCCTTCGCCGGAGCCCCGCGTCTGCATTCCGGCGGCTGGGCGGGGCTTGCCCCGGACGAAGTACCGACCATCCTGCAGCGTGGTGAGCGGGTGCTGTCGCGCCGCGAGGTGGCGGCAGGGATGGGTGCCGGGGTGGGCAACGGCGGCGTCAGCATCAGCATCGATGCGCGCGGCGCGGTGGCGGGTGTGGCCGAGCAGATCGATGCCAAGTTGCGCGCAGCACTGCCGGAGATTGCCCGTATTGCCAAAGCCAGCGTTGCCGACGGGCGGCGGCGTGGTCATGCGATTTGAGCGAGAGCATCCAAGATGATCCCGGAACTGCCACTGACCCTCGTGCAATCGCTCGAGCGCCGCCTGGTCGCTGCAACTTCACTCGCGACCTCGCCGTTTACCGGATCGGCGCAGCTGCAGGACTGGGGCGGCGAATGGTGGGAGTATCAGATCGAGATGGCACAGATGCAGGGGCGCGATGGCCGCCGCCTTGCGGCTTTCTTCGCGCAACTGGGCGGTGCGCGCGGGCGGTTTCTGTTCCGCGATCCGGCGATCGTGCAGAACCCAGGGGGTGGCGACCCCGTTATCGACGGCGCCGGGCAATCGGGCAACCTGCTTGCCACCCGCGGCTGGGTGCCAGATGCGCCCGCGCTGCTGGCGGGAGACTTCCTGTCGCTCGGGGCGGAGAGCGCGACGCGGCTTTATCAGGTCACCGAAGACGCCACCGCCGATGCCACCGGGCGCGCCACGCTGAGCATCGTGCCACGCCTGCGCGCATTCCCCGCCGACGCCGCCCCGCTCGAGGTCACCACCCCCGCCGTGCTCTTGCGCCTCGCCGCGCCGGTGCCCGCCCGCATCGGCCGCGCTGACAGTTACCGCTTCTCCTTCACCGCCCGCGAGGCGCTATGAGCCGCAATCTCGCCTCGGCGTTTGCCGCCGCCCTCGCCGAGGCGACCCTACGCCCCGCGCTCTTCTTCGAAGGCAAATTCGCCACCGGCTGGCTGCGGCTTTGGTCGGGCCTCGGCGAGATCACCTGGAATGGCCATACTTGGGCGGGGGCCGGATCGCTGCTTGGCATCGGCGGCATCGACGAGCGCGGCGAGGTGGTGGCCTCCGGCACCACGATCTCGCTCTCCGGCGTGCCGCTCGACATGGTGCAACTGGCGATTGCCGAGGCCCGCCAGGGCCTGCCCGGCCGCATTTGGCTCGCCCTGCTGGCCGAAGACGGCACCATCATCGCCGACCCGGTGCAGGCCTTCGCAGGCCGCCTCGACGTGCCGCAGATCACCGACGACGCCGCCACCTGCACCATCACCCTCAGCTACGAGTCCCGCCTGATCGACCTCACTACCCCCCGCAGCTGGCGCTACACCCACGAAAGCCAGCAGGCGCTCTATCCAGGGGACCGGGGCTTCGAATATGTCACGGCAATCCAGGACAAGGAGGTGACCTGGGGGCGGGGGTGAATGGCTAGCGGGCGACATTACCCCGAGCTTTTCTCAGGCGGATGTGCAGAAAGCTCCCTGCTGGCATCCGCTTTCATCAAGCGTTCGGGTGTCTCATTTCAAAGATCGTTATGATTTCGGGAGGCAAAGAGATGGCAAGACCCAATTTTCAATGATCGTTGACATTTCGCCGCTCAGTGCCCATGTTGCTGCTAGATTTCAACGATCGTTGGGGTGACCCACATGTCCGACTCGACCAAATCCTCAACCTCGGCGCCCATCTCGAGGGCTTCCGACTTCGGGCGAATGATCCGAGCACGGCGCAAGACACTGGGCCTGACGCAAGAGGACGTCGCGATGCAAAGCGGCATGTCGCTGCCAACCGTCAGCGCAATTGAAAACGGCAAGGAGACCGCGCGGTTGGGCTTGGTGCTTCAGATTTGCCGTGACCTCGGCCTGCGCATCACGATGGAGTCCTGAGCGTGGCGCGAGTCGAGCTGGACATTCATCTGGAAGGGCGGCTCGATCCAGTCGGGCGGCTTGAGGGGCTGGATGACGGGACCTTGATGTTCCGATACCTCACGGACGATCTTCCTTTCCCCATATCCATGTCGCTGCCCTTGCGCGAGGAACCCTACAGGGACGCGGCGTCCCGCGCTTTCTTTTCGAACCTGCTCTTTGAGAACGCGCAGCGCGAACAGGTGATGGAACGCCACAGCCTTGATTTCAACGATGTTGCGGGTCTGCTCTATCATCTGGGGAGGGATTGCCCGGGCGCCATTTCCTGCGTGCCAAAGGGCGAAGGCCCCGCGAAGCAACCCGGTAACCTGACGCAGGACTATGACGCGCTTGGGCCTGACGATCTTGCGGAAATCATGCGCTCGCTGCGTGATTTCCGGCGCTTGCCGGACAAGACGAGAGACCCTTCGCCCCTTGCGGGCGTTCAGGGGAAGGTCGCATTGGCGCGGCTTGCGGATGGCAGGTTTGGGTTTCCCAAGACAGACCGGAATGTTCCGACCACGCATATCCTGAAGGTCCCGAGGCTTGCAGACATGCGTTCGGTCGACCAGGAACATATTCTGATGGGCATGATGGCCGCAGCCCAACGCCATCCCCTCGCCGCTACCGAGATCCTCGGCGAAGGCGATCTTCAAGGGCTTCTCATCACCCGATTTGACAGGCGCCTCGATGGCGCCTCGGTTTCCCGCGTTCACCAGGAAGACTTTTGCCAGGCTCTTGGGTTGGGGCCGCACCTGAAATATCAGCGCAACGGGACGCGCGAGAGGTCGTTCTCAGCGCGCGCGGTCGGAGAACTGCTAAGCAAGACGGCAAACCCCGGTCAAGCTCGGCAAGCTTTTCTCGAGGTTTCGCTGGTCAACCTTCTGCTTGGCAACACCGACAACCACGCCAAGAACCACGCGTTGCTCTATCAAACGCCGCTACCCGTCTTCGCTCCGGTCTATGACGTGGTTTCCACAATCATCGACGATCATGTCCTGCACCAGCTGTCGTTCGATGTCGGCCGCGCAAACATGACCGACGAGATCAGCTCCGCAGACATTGAGGCGTTGGTCATGGACTTGGGGTTTCCCCGGATGACCCCCGCGTTGCGCCGACGTCTGGGCTCGATTGTTGGCTCCGTAGCCGGGCAGATCGGCGAAATGGCAGGTCCTGCCCGAAAGCGGCTTGGGGATGCCATCGCCGAACAGGCCAGACCACTTGCCGCAGCACTCGGGCTGAAGATCTATATCCCCGAGCGCGATGCCATCTATCTGAACCGACCCGAGTGATGGCACGGCTTGTCGCAAATTTAGGCGTCAATCTGATGTCCCGAGTGGCGCGTGGCCATAACCGCGTTTAGCGGAGCGGATGGCAACGCGACCAATGGCGCGCGCATTTCACGCGGCACTCGTCAAAATTGGTTTCCCCATGCCCCGCCCCCCCCGCGCAGCTGGCGCTACATGCATGAAAGCCAGCAGGCGCTGCATCGGGGGGACAGGGGGTTCGAATACGTCACCGCGATTCAGGACAAGGAGGTGACCTGGGGGCGGGGGTGAGAATTCACCCGGCGCAGCAACTCAGCTTTGCCACGTCGCGATCAAATGTCTGCGCCGCGAGTTTGAGGCCCTCGACCGTGGTCAGGTAGGGGAACAGCGTCTCGCCAAGCGCCTTGGCGGTCATCCCGAACTTGAGCGCCAGTGCCAGCGTCTGGATGCTGTCGGCGCCTTCGGGTGCTGCGATCACGCCACCCAGAAGCCGGTCGGTCTTGGCGTCGACAACCAGCTTGATCAGGCCGCGGGTGTCGCGCGCGGCCAGCGCGCGGGGCACGTTTTCAAGCCCGAGCACGCTGGTCTTGACCTCATGCCCCGCCGCAAGCGCCTGCGCCTCGGTCAAGCCCACGCCCGCCACCTGTGGGTCGGAAAACACCACCCAGGGCATCGCGGCGTTGTCATAGCGCTCGGCCCCATCGAGCACCGCGTTGCGGGCAGCGAGCTTGGCACCATAGGCGGCCATGTAGACGAACTGGTCGCGGTCGGTCACATCGCCCGCCGCATAGGTGCCGGGGCGCGAGGTTGCCATGTCGTCACCCACGATGATCGCGCCGCGTTTGTCGGTCGCAATGCCCGCCTCAGCCAGCCCCAGCCCATCGGTGTTGGGCTGGCGCCCGGTGGTTGCCACCAGATGATCGGCAGCAAGATCGAGCGTCTTGCCCGCCACCCCGATGGCAAGGACCGCGCCACCTGCCGCGCCGGGCCGGCAACCGATGTAGCGCGCGCCGTCGTGCACGGTGATGCCCTCATCGCGGAACACCTGCGTCAGTGCCTCGGAAACCTCGGGCTCGGCCTGTGGCAAGAGGCGCGAGCGGTAAACGAGGGTGACCTTTACCCCCATCCGCGCCATCATCTGCGCCAGTTCCGCGCCGATATAGCCGCCGCCAAGGAAAATCAGGCTTTCGGGCAGCACATCGAGCGCCAGAAGCGAGGTGCTGTCGAGCGTCGGCACCCCGGCAATGCCCGGAATGGCGGGCAAAGCGGGCCGCGCGCCGGTGGCGATGATGATTTTCGGGGCAGTGATCAACCGCGCGCCGACCTGCACGCCGCCGGGGGCCAGCCGCGCCGCGCCCTCATCGATATAGCTGATGCCCTCATAGCCGGGCAGCAGGTCGGCGTATTTCTTTTGCCGAAGGCCCGCCACCAGTGCATCCTTGCCCGCCACCAGTGCCGCCCAGTCATCAACCCGCGCCGCCCCCGATAGCCCCGGAAAGCGCCGCGCCGTGCCCGCGCCGTGCAGCGCTTCCGCCGCGCGGATCATCGCTTTCGACGGCACGCAGCCGATGTTGACGCAGGTGCCGCCGATCAGCCCGTGGCCAATCAGCGCCACCCGCTTGCCCGCCTCGGAGGCGGTTATTGCGGCGGAAAACCCCGCCGACCCGGCGCCAATCACCGCGAGGTCGAAATCATTGTGGGCAGGAATCGTACAGCAATCGTCCATGGTTTGTCCTTTCAGAGGGGTTTTGCGCGCCGCTGGCGGCGCCAGAGGGCATAGACCGTCAGCCCGACGAAAAAGCCGAGCGCGGGCAGCAGCACGTAATCAAGCCAGCCGAGCAGCGCCGACAGGCCGACCACGCCGAACAGCACCACCAGAACCGGGGTGAAACAGCACAAGGCCAGTAGCACGCTGCCGATGTTGCCGGTTTTCAAAAGCCGGTGGTCGGGCGGCATCGGCGCATGGGCTGTCGGCGCTTTCGCAGTGTTCGCGTGATTGTCGGTCATCGGTTGGCACCTTGTAACCCGGTCGCAACCTGCCTACGGTCTGTAGGAACTACAGGTGCAAGGACTATCTCATGCCGACACATCACGAAGCCGTGACCGCGAAGGCCCTGCGCCGCGCCGATCTGGCGCGCGCCACCGGCTGCAATCTCGAAACCATCCGGTATTACGAGAGCGTGGGCCTGCTGCCACCCCCGGCCCGCACCGCAGCGGGCCACCGCAGCTATGGCACGGCAGACGTGCAGCGCCTGCGCTTTGTGCTGCGGGCGCGCGAGCTGGGCTTTACGCTCGAAGATATCCGCGGGCTGCAGGGCCTTGGCGACGGCGCGCTGCTGAGCTGCGCCGAGGTCAGGGACAAGGCCGAGGCGCATCTGGCCGAGGTGCGCGCAAAAATCGCCGACTTGCGGCGCATCGAAGCGGTGCTGGCCGAAACCGTGGGGCGATGCTCGGGGCAAGACGTGCCGCGCTGCGCGGTGCTCGAAGCCTTGTCTGCCTGACCCGTTTGGGGGCGCTTACGTCGAAATTGTCCCATATCACCAACGTTCTGGGCTGCGCTTGCAGCCAGCTGATCCGAACACACGGATGAGGACCAACCTCGTTCGACGGGCGATTCACGCGTCGTAACAATCATCCCGTTGTCTCCGCATCCGACCTTTGCAACTGCTCACGAAACCGGCCCGACACCTGCCACGCTCTGCCAGTGTGCGCCGCTCGTCGCGGACCGCACACAACTGACCCGAGACTTTTCCCCCATGCCCCGCCACCCCGACTGGCCCCACCGCCTCGCTGCGGCGATCACGGTCGCCCGCATCACCCCTTTCGCCTGGAGCCGCAACGACTGCCCAACCTTCGCCTTTGACACGCGCCGCGCCCTGACCGGCGAGGACGCCGCCGCCCTCTGGCGCGGCCGCTACCGCACCTTTTCCGGCGGCTTGCGCCTGATGCGCCGCCTCGGCTGGCCCTCGCTCGCGGCGATGGGCGATGCCCTGCTCGGCGCGCCGCTCGCCACCCCCTTGCTCGCGCAACGCGGCGATATCGTACTGTCCGCCGAGGGCCGCGGCTTCGGCGTCTGCCTCGGCGCGCAGGCCGTGGGCATGGCCCCCGCGGGCCTGATCAGCCTGCCGCTTGCCACCTGTACCCGGGCCTGGAGGGTCTGAACCATGCCGTTTCTTGCCCCCGTCATCACTGCCGTGGCGGGCTGGGTAGGCACGACCCTGGCGGCGGGCGGCATTGGCGCGATGCTGCTGCGGCTCGGTGGCTCGCTCTTGCTCAGCTACGCCTCGCAAGCGCTGATGCCAAAGCCCAAAGCCCCCGCGCGCACGGTGACGGTGCGCGCCCCGGTGATGCCACGCGACATGATCTATGGGCGCGCGCGCAAGGGCGGGGTGATTGTGTTCCTGCATTCGTCGGGCGCGAAGAACCAATACCTGCATCTGGTGGTGGTGCTCGCGGCGCATCGGGTGAAAGCGATCGGGGCCATCTGGTTCGAGGGCGAGATGGCGGTGAATGCTGCGGGCGTCGCGATCGGGCGTTGGGCGGGCAAGGTCACGCTCGAGAAGCGGCTTGGCGCCGACGATCAGACCGCGTTCGACGCGCTGATGGCGGCGCTGCCCGACATGTGGACGCCCGCGCATCGCCTCGCAGGCTGTGCCGCCATCTACCTGCGACTTGCTTATGACCAAGACGCGTTTCCGGGCGGCATTCCCAATATCGCGGTCGACATCGAGGGCAAGGACGACATCTATGACCCGCGCACCGGCACGCGCGGCTACAGCGAGAACGCAGCACTTTGCCTTGCCGATTACATGGCGCATCCGCGTTTCGGCATCGGCGCGGCAATCGGCGCGGGCGACGGTATCGAGGCCGATGCGCTGATCGAGGCCGCGAACATCTGCGACGAGGCGGTGCCTCTGGCTGCCGGAGGCATCGAGCCACGCTATGCTTGCAATGGCGTGGTGTCGCTGGCGCAAGACCCGAAGACGGTGATCGAAGCGATGCTGAGTGCCATGGCGGGGCGGGTGGCACATGCGGGCGGTGCCTGGCGGCTGATGGCCGGCGCCTATCGGCTGCCCGAGATCACGCTTACCGCCGATGACGTACGCGCCGGCGGCATGGTGCTCGCCACGCGCGTGAGCCGCGCCGAGAGTTTCAACGCGGTGCGCGGCCAGTTTGTGAGCCCCGAGAACGACTGGCAGGCGGATGACTTTCCGGCGGTGACCAGCGACATCTACCGCGCCGAGGACGGCGGCGACGAGGTCTGGCGCGATCTCTCGCTGCCGTTCACGATCTCGTCCTCTACAGCACAGCGCCTCGCCAAGATCGAGCTTGAGCGCGCACGCCGCCAGATGAGCCTGCGCATTTCCGGCAAGCTATCCGCCTGGGCGGCAGCGGTAGGCGAGACCGTGATGCTGGACTATGCCCGCTGGGGCTTTGCCGCAAAACCCTTCGAGGTGCAAAGTGTCAGCCTCGATCTGACCTCATCCGGCGAGGGTGCTGCCCTGCTGCCCGAGTTGATGCTGCGCGAGACCTCGCCGCTGGTCTATGACTGGGACGCGAGCGAAGAGGCGATCTATGCCGCGGCGCCGCGCACCGCACTGCCCTCGGCTTTCGATGTGCCGCCACCCGGCGTACCGGAAGTGCAGGAGGAGCTTTACGTCACCCGCGACGGCGCTGGCGTAAAGGCGCTCGCGCGTCTGAGCTGGACCGCCGCCGCCTCGGGCTTTGTCAGCCAATACCAGGTTGAGGCGCGGCTAGCCGGGGCGGGCGCGGGCGCCGAGGACTGGGCGCTACAGGCGCGCACCGATGCCACCTCGCTCGAGATCCGCGACATCGCGCCGGGGGCCTGGGAGTTTCGCGTCAAGGCGCTCTCGGTGCTGGGGGTCTCGTCCGAGTGGCGCGGGACCTCTGCCGAGATCCTCGGGCTTTCGGCACCGCCCGCGCAATTGCAGGGGCTCACGCTGCAGACCGCAGGCGGCCTTGCCATCCTCAAATGGCAGCGCAGCCCGGATGCCGACGTGCGGCTCGGCGGCAATATCGTGATCCGCCACTCGGGTGAGGCCGCCCCAAGCTGGGCTGCGAGCTATTCGATGGACCGGGTCTCCGGCAACGAAGCGATCGCGGTGCTGCCGCTGAAGCCCGGCGCGTATCTTCTGCGCGCCGAGGACAGCGGCGGGCGGATGGGGCCGATGGTGTCGGTCGCCACCGCTGGGGCGCAAGCACTTGCCTTCGCGCCACTGACCCACCTCGAGGCGGCGCCGCAGTTCAGCGGCACGCATGCAGGCACCGCGACGCGCGATGGCGCGCTCACACTCGGGGCGGCGGCGATGCTCGACGACTGGCCGGATGTCGATGCGGTGGCAAGCTTCGACTGGGAAGGCGGCGTGGTGCCCGAGGGCATCTACACATTTGCGGCGGGCATCGATTTTGGCGCCGTCACCCGGGCGCGGCTCAGGAGCGTCATCGCCGTGGCGGGCTTTGCGGTCTTCGACCGGATCGACGCGCGCGCAGCCCTGCTCGATGCCTGGGAGGATTTCGACGGGGCGGAGGGCGCCGAGGTCGATGTGGTGCTGGAATTCCGCGAGACCGACGATGACCCGGCTGGGCCTGGCCCCACCTGGAGCGGCTGGAGCCGGATCGACGGCCACGAGATCGAAGCGCGGGCGGTGCAAGCGCGCGCGCTCCTGACCACGGCTGACGCCGCCTTCGCGCCGCGCGTCAGCGCACTTGGACTTCACGCAGACGGGGTTTCCTGATGGCACAGACGACAAGCTTTGCAATCGCCAATGACAGCGGCGTCGCCGTGCGCGCGCGCCTCAACGAGGTGCTGGCAGCCCTCGCCTCGAGCAACGCCGGGCCCGTGGCACCTGCCACCACCGCGCCCGGCATGCTCTGGTTCGACACC